GTAAAGACGCGGATGATGATTGCTCCACGGGCATTGTCCATGCTGGTTGTGAGCATGGGCTCGTTAGTCAGCCCGAAAGTCACGTTCACGCGGACGTATTCAGTCGTTGTGTTAGGCGGAACAGCAGTGATGTTGTCGAAGTAGACCGGCACCGGAGGTGACAATGCACCGAAAGCGGTGAGGAGCGGATTTTCGACGGCGGCGCGGATAGCTTGATAGTTCACTTAAATCCTCTCTCAGCTCCTCTCATAGCTTGTTCAACGGCTGCGTCTAGTGCACCGCCATCAGCATATGTTGTAAACCAATCCAAAGGCGCTGTCGCGCGGTTTGGACCTTCCGTACCGGGGGAACTTGGGTTGGGCCACGGTTCACCTCGTATTCCGCGTGTCCTATTCCCACGGGAAATGGGTTTAATTGCAGGCTCGTCGGGATTTTTAAAATCACCCGTTTTTAGATCGCAAGCAACATCGGCATAGCTAGCCGTGTTATCAATTTTGAACGGAGAACCTAGCAGCTTTGTTCTTACGTCTGCACCTGTAAGTTCTGGAGCTTTTACGGGAACAGGGTTACCTTTTTGGCCTGAGCCACCTGATGTTGATCCGGTGGGCGTTGATATGCGCCAAGAGTTAGAGAACTTACCACTCCATGCAGGTCCTTGTTTTTGTAGGTCTGCAATAACTTTTTCTGCGGCTCTAGCGCGACCGGAATACAAGATGTTTACGGCTACTCGATCGCCCCATCTTGCAAGCTCTTCCAGCGCGTTCTTTGCCATTACTGGGGCCTCACGATGAGGGTGTGCATCACGGGGTCGTCGCCGCGATAACTGGTGATAGCGACGATCTTGGCTTCGCGGGTGACGCCAGCCTGTGTGTACTGGATCCGGTCTGCTTCCGTCGGGTAATAAGTTCCAAGCTCGCTGGTGCCGATGATGACTTTTACGTCGGTGGCTTGGTATAGACCTTCGGATTCGCGGGGATTTAGACGAAGAATGACACCCTTCACCGTTACGTTGGTGTCGGCGCCAGTGACTGCTCCAGTCGTTGGGTTATACGTGCGGGGTGTAGTGGTTTTGATGTACGTGATGTTTTGGCCCCAGTCCGCAAGGATTGAGGTGGGTAGCGGGGCGAATGTGGTGTCGATTAAGCCCATGTCACCCCCGGAATAGGCGGACGGCGTAGTTTGCAGCGCCGCCCATGCAGTAGGGACCTAGATAAGACTGCAGCCAGGGGTAAACGTCGAATACGTTGTTCACCATGCCGGGAGTGGTGCTGCTGTCCTTGTACTTGACTTTCAGCTCGCCAAGCTCGACTTGGTCGTACAGGCCGGTGGTACCAGTGCTGCCGGTGATGGCGTCGGTATCGTTGGCGAGCGCACGCGCCAGTTCGTAGGTGGCGACTTTGATTGGGGTTGGGATCAGCGTGCAGACCAGGTCTATGCCGTCAACTTTGTAGTCGTCGCGGGGCCACTTCAGTGCTTGGGTTTCGCTGCAGCGGTCGCCGTAAAAACTCAGTACGTCTATCCAGCGCGTGGCAGAAATGATGGCGCGGTTTTTCTGGTCGTCACTCTTGCTGTCCCAGGTTGTGCTGTCGGGAACGGTTTGAAAGTAGGCGTTAGCTTCCGCCAGCGTCACGTAGCTGTTGGCCGACGCGCCTCCCAAAGTGGCATCAATAGTCGCGGCCACAGTTACAACAGTCTTTGTTTGAGTCTAGCGGCAGCAGATCGTTTTCTTCCGCGTGGAACGGGGCTGAGCAGGGTTGCGTGGTAAACGGTTGCTCCTTCTAGCTCTAAGTCTGCTGTCCGCTCCAGGTGATCGCCGTATGGAATGTCTTCATGCCAGCGGCGACTATTCTGTAACACGTAGAGACGTACCAGTTTCATGCCTGCTCGCAAGTCTGCTGACGCTGAAACCAGCGTAAAGGTGGAGGCTCCAAAAGCAAATGCTGCGCTTCCCGGTAAAGAAGTGCGGAAACTTGAAGACGTGGCGCTGGAAGTGCGGCGGCTTCGGGAAGAGGAAGGTCTTGATACTTCCGAAATTCGCGAAAAGCTCCAGGTCAGTTATGACGTGCTTAATCAGCTGATCCTGCAGTCGTACAAGAGCACCATGAATACTCCGGTGGTGTTTGAGGTGCAGGAGAAAATTCGGCTTGGTATTGAAGACTAAATATGTTTCCAAGTCTGACGTAGCAAGATTTTTGATGCGGTTGAGGCGCTGATTCCGTACTTCACCCCCAAACGCTCTAGGTATCCTGGTTCGCGGTCTGTTTCAGTCCGTAGAGCCAGGACTTTTTCTTTGGTCATTTTTGCCAAGTGCGTAAGCTGCTCCCCGTAGCGCGTAGGCGGTTTCGGACTTAACCCTGTGGCGTAGGAGTGCTTCATATTTTCTGTCTGTGTTACATACTCAAGGTTTTCTACGCGGTTATCGGTCTTGTTACCGTTTTTGTGGTTTGTGACCATGCCTTCTGGGCGCGGTCCTACCCAAGCCTCTAACACAAGCAAGTGGACTAGCCGAGTACGAAAGCCCTTGTCTGTTTTTACGTTGACCTGCCTGTAGCCCTGCGTGTGGGCGGTTTGCTTTAAGGGAAAAGGCTCGAAACGATGGTGGCTGTAAATCTGCCCGTCTTGTGTGGCGCTGTAGCCGATAACGGAGGGTATGCGGCGCATGTCCATAAAAAAGGGGCCTCCGTAGAGGCCCGTATCGTACCGCAAACAAAGCGGTTTATTAGTACGCCGTTTGGTCGAAAGGCGTATTGACGAGCAGACGGGCCACGGGGACCATCTTGGTGGTGCTGAACACCAGGTTCCAGGAGGCGGTGGCGGCCAGGTTGCCGGTGGTTGCGGCGTTGGTGGGGTTGTCACCAGCGGCAGCCCATTTGGTGCCGGCAATGTGGTAACCGTAGTGGTAATCAACAGCCAGCACATCCTGCATGGACAGGATGTTGCGGTCTGCAGCAAGACGCAGGTCCTGCTGGATACCCTCGGACACCACGCCCGACTTGAACAGGTAGACCGGATACTTCACGATGTGGGTGGAAGTACCGCCGGTCAGATAGGTCAGCTGATCGTCGATCACGACGCGCAGACCAGCAAAGAAGGGAACTTCAGTTTGCTGGACGCCTACGCCGCCACCGCCCCACACAACTGCGCCAGAAGCGGCCAGTGCGGAGGTGCTGAAGGTCAGCATTCCGACCTGTTGCAGGTAGTAAGCAACGTTGGAGTGCATGGCGATCGAGTCGAGCTCGTCACCGCGCTCGCCGAGTTTTGCCTTGGCGGCAACAACGTTGGCGACGTTCAGGTAGTTGGCTTCGGTGGCGCTAGTACCAGCGACAGATTTGTCGGTCTGGTTGGGGCCGAGCACGCCGGCGCCAGAAATGCCGCCGAACAGACCCAGCAGTTGAGCAGCCAGGGTTGCGGTCTTCAGCTTGTTGATGGCGGCAGTCAGCTGGTTGCGGACATGTGCCAGCGGATCGGCGCCAGAGCCGAGCTTGCTGAGATCGTCTGCGGCGTAGGCGAAGCCACGGTGCAGAATCGTCATGATCTGCTCGTCGGCAGTCACGTTCGCAGGCACCAGGTAGCCACCGCCACCGCCCCAGGTGCTGGTGCTCAGAATCTGAGTCTCAGTCGGGGCAATGGGATCGAAGAAAGGCACGCGCACGCGAGTGCCGCCAGCGCGGGCATCCAGTGCAGCATTGCGCTGAATGATGCCGCTCTGAACCCACTTGGATTGCTCGAAAATGCCTTCAGCGGTGTACTGAAGAAATTCGGGGCGGGTAACAAGGTTCGAGAGGAAAGTACCCCCCGAGTAGTTGCCGTTAAAGGCGGACATGGTTAGCTCCGGTGGAGTCGTTTACGGGGTTGCGCCCCACAGGGGCTTACTTTCCGGCCTCTGCTCGCAACAACCGGGCACGGTCTGGATCGCTGTCCAACATCATCATTTGTTGGGTGACGTTCCAGCCTTCTTGTGACCAGGGGTTGGATTGACCGGGAAGTGCGGTGGCGCGGGCACTACCCGTGACACCCATCCCGGCGCGGTTTGTAGCAGCAAAATGATGCTCAAATCCGCTGCCGGGGTTTTTTAAATTGGCGATATATTCGCCAATCGGAACTTCGACGCCGCCGACATAAGCCACAGGCTGTCCTTCTTTGGCGCGGAGGTTCTCTTGCACTAAACGATACAACTGATCCGGTGCTAATGCACCAGCTTGAGATAGGTGGCTGAGCGTACTAGCGCGGAGTTGCTCTTGCGTGTAGCCCTGTTTGACTTGCTCCACCTCGATTTCTTTGGCGGCAAGTTTGTCCTTCAATGTGGACACTGTTTCCTGGGCTTGTTCCCATAGAGTCTTGAACTCGCCGGATTCAGCCAATTTGGTTGTCGTGGCTTGCTCCTGCGCTTGCTTCAACTCGTCAAGTTGTTTCTGCAGGGCTTCGCGGTTCTCGCGATCCTTGCGGCGTTCCGCAATTAGTTCCTGATTCTTGGCACGAATAGCTTCGAGTTGTGCGGCCAGATCGGAGCTATCAGCCACAGGCTGAGGAGCAGCAGGTTCCACAGGAACTTGTGCTGCTTGCTGTTCTTCGGGCACGGTTGTGTGTTACATGGACGCTCTTAGTTTACAAGGGAACAACTAATACGATCCATCATCAGTGGATGCAGGATCCCCTGCATCGCCCTTGGGAATTGTGAAGTTGAAAATTGCGGCGCTGCTACTGCCGCTGTTGGTTACTACAACACTGGATCCAGCTGCTCCAGTCGTCACGCTGCCGACGGTGATTGTGGCGGCATTGCCGGCAGGGCCTTGTGCGCCAGTTTCGCCTTGCGGGCCTTGGGGACCTGTTGCGCCAGCAGGTCCGGTTTCACCCTGAATACCCTGGATGCCTTGTTCGCCTTGTGGTCCTGTGGGGCCGGCGGGTCCTGTAGCACCAGTTGCGCCAGCGGGTCCTTCGGGACCGGTTGCGCCGGTTAGACCTTGGATGCCTTGTGCGCCTTGCGGACCTTGTGGACCTGCAGGCCCGGTGGCACCTGTTGCGCCAGTAGCGCCGGTTGTGCCGCGTGGGATTGTGAAGTTGAAAATTGCAGCGCTGCTGGTGCCGACATTGGTGACAGAGGCATCAGTACCTTCTGCGCCAGTCGTTGTTGTGCCAACAGCAATCGTTGCGCTGGTGCCACTGCCGCCGCCTCCGTCGATATTGCCACCGACAGTTAAACCGCTGATGCCGTCGCGTTTGCTGTCGCTACTGCCCAGTGTGATGCCGCTGCCCCAGCTGCTGCCCTTGGGGCCGAACAGTTGCTTGGTGGTCGTGTTGATGTACCAGTCGCCGCGTGTGCCTGTGCTGCTATCGGGGTTGCCGGCGCCGCTAAGCAGATTGTTAAATGCCTCGACTTTTTTGGTCAGGCGGACTAACGCTGTGACTTGGGCAAGCGTTAATTCCTCGTTTTTGGTAGCCATCAGCGGGATAGCAGCTCAATAAGACGGTCCACTTGGTTGGGGGCCATGCCTTCACTGCGGGCTTCCATGTCCTCGTCGCCAGTATTCTCGGCTGCTTCTGGTAGCGCCAGTGCGTTTTCAGTGCTGGCTTCCAGCTCGTCTTCAATGTTGATGTTGTCGGGCAGGATCTCGCCGCGTCGCAAAATCTCCAGCAGCATTTGATCGCTGATTTTGCCCATCTCGTTCAACTGCGCCAGCACGGATACGTCTTGGCCGATCAGGCGGTAGTAGTCGAAGTCTCGGTCGATGGTGATTTCGGGTGGTTCGATGCCCACATACTGAGCGGCAAAGGCAAATGCCTGGTTCAGTGCGCTTTCCAGCTCTTGGCTGATGATGGACAGTACGCTGTTGCCTTGCGCTTGGTCGATGCGCTTGGCTTCGGCGGATTCGGCAACAAATTTTTGGCCGAAGAGTTTGGTGACGCCCAGTGTGGACATTTGGGCTTCCAAGGACTGCAGCTCTGCCATCTGGGCTTCAAAGCTGGTGGCGTCGGCCTGTACGTAATACGCCTTATTGCCGGGTTGCATGGCAATGGCGTAGTTGACACCCATCGTCGCGCTGCCAGTCGTGTCGTCCCAGCCTTCGAGGACAAGTGTTGGCATTGCTGCGATGTGCAGCGCGTGAATTAAATCGGCTTGGCG